ATCTTATTGATTGCTGTAGTACGTACAAACATTACTCAGGGAATAAAGGTTGTTCTACTGTTACTTCGTGTTGTTGCTTATCTACTAAACCATTTAAACGTTGTGTGATGCTTGGATTATATTGTCCAACCATACCACCTTCAATCTGATCTTGACGAATTGATTGCCTTATTGCACGACAGATAGCGACAAAATCACTGTATCTGTTATCTTTATTACTAAAATAATGACTCAGTTCGCTATTCAACCCTTGTTCAAAAACGTAATTCTCAAAGCCCTCCATTGTTAGAGGTACTTCTAGTTCTTCATATACGCTATTTCCGTCTTTACCTACAAAAGTATGTTTTAATCTTGGGTTTGCTTTTACCTTTGATTTATATTCCATGAATAGTTGGTGTAACTTTTCAGGGCTTTCTATCATCTTATGTAGTCCCATTGTTTATGCTTTTGGTTTTCTTGGCTTTCTTACTTTCTTAACTACTTCCTTTGTTTCATACGCTAATCTAGTCGCATCTTCAAAAAGATTCATCCAATTATTTAAAATCTTCAATCCTGTTTCTAAACAACCAGCACAACCTTTTGTTAGTGGCTTCTTTGTTATCTCTGCATATACTTCTGAAAGTAGTAAAAACTCTTCATTAGAATACTTTATTTGTGGTCTTTTAATTATTTCTTTTACCTTTAAAAAACTCTCGTATGCGTTCTTACTTATTATCATAATTATTTATTTTATTATTAGTTCTTCTCCTGTTAAGCAAAAATATAAGTTTTGTAGTTGGTGAACATATTTTATAACTAAATTATTACTGTAATAAAACCCAGAATAATTAGAATTTAAACGAAATTTGTTGATTTGATAATAAAATTCACCGTTATCGAGTTCTAAATTACTAAATCCAAAATCTATTAAAATATCTTCTGTTAGTGGGATTGGTTTTAAATTTGTGATTTCGCATAAGGGATAATTATAATCATAATCTAAATTAATATCTTTAATTCTTACATATTTTTCGCCAACTTCTTTAATTATATATTTAAAATTTGTTGATGCTACATAATTACCTATTCTTAATTCACTGCTTATCATAAAACTTTATTATTAAAAAGACTGCCAAAGGTGTTAGGTAGTCTTGAGTGAATAAACTTATTATTACTGCTGTCCAAAAACTAAAACAAGGAAAGCAATCTAATACTTTAATTGGTTTACTTATTCTTGTACCTGTCCATTTTCTTACATAATATCCAAAGTTTAATTCTTGGTGAACTATGAAGGCTACAAAAAGGCTAATTATAATGTTTGTCATGTGATTTAATCTACTATTACTTTACGTTTAACTCTTGTAGGAGATTTTAATTCTTTTAATTTATCCATAATATCTATTTGAATAAATTCTAATTGACCTAATAATTCCATAGGGTTAAAGCCATCGTTTACTCTATTCATTGTAGAAGTTTCATCAGAGTACTCTATTACTTCAATAGTGTAAACTTTTTTACTTATAACTTGTTTTTTGTTTGTCATATAGTTTAAATTAGAAAGGGAGCAACATCACGTTTGACCGACTACTCCCTTGTGCGCTTTACAAATATAGTAATTTATTTACTAAAATGGTAACGAGTCTACTTCTTTTGTTTCTTGTGGCTTGTCTTTTTTCTCCGCTACTTTGATAGTTCCATCAGTCCAAACTACTGAGCCGTTACCTATGTATTTTTTAGGTTGTTTAGCTTCACGCTCTTCTTTTGTTTGAGCTTCATACATAACCACGTTTTGACCGTATTGGTTAGTTTCATCACTTACTGAAATGGTATAGTTTTTATATCCATCTTTACCTTTGATACTTAAATTAATTAGTGTACTCATTTATTTTTAGTTTAAATTGATTCTACTTATATACAGCTCCTCTTGAGCTTCTCTTATTATTTCTAGTGCTTCCAATATTTCAATATCTTCTGCTACTAATTCAGAATTCAGGTCTCCAAACTCATCTTCTTCTATGGTTAATACTATTTTCATTCTTTAAATTTAATTAAACTACTCCTAACAGTTGATAAAAGCCATTAAAAAAAACGGCTCTTATCTTTGTGTTACCTGCAATTTTGAAACAAACCTGCCGAATTGAAGATGCGTTGTTTTGCAATCTCAAAATATTTAGGATCAAGTTCAATTCCAATAAATTTACGGTTGTATTTTTGACAAGCTAATGCCGTTGTTCCACTTCCTAAAAATGGGTCGATAATAGTATAATCATCAGGTAAAATTCCAATAATATTTTCCATTACTTTCAACGGCATTTGACAAGGATGTGCTGTTTTTTCGGCACTAACGTTTTTTACTTGATTTATTTCCCACCAATCATAAAGTCTTGCAGTTTTGCCCTCAGCTATTCGTTTTGCTATTCGCTTATCAGTTGGGTTTTTATAGTCTTGTCCTACTTTTCTAAAATCAGGTTTCACTCCAAAAAACGCAATATCTCGGTGCTGTTTTCCAGTATTTGAATTATAAACCCAACTCACTACTTTTTCAGGAAATAAGCCTACATTAAAAGCGTGTTTATATAAGTTTTCAGGGTAATGAATAATAACTTGTTTGTTAGTTCCGAAAATATCAGCTAACCAATTATAGTAATCGTCATCATTCATTTTGTCATTGTATTGGTCGTAATGGTAGCCAATATTAAATGGTGGGTCGCTTACAAAAACACATTTCGATAAGTCTAATTTAAGAGATTGCAAAACATCTATATTGTTACCGTTGTAAATCTGAATATCTCCGATAAAAAACTGCGGGTAACACGGGTTTTGCGTCATTGGGTCTTCTGTATTTCTATCAATCATTTTTGTTTAAATTAAAGTTTGTTACTACTATTGGGCTTTAGTGCTGGAAATCCCCAACGAACGCAAAGCCCGAAACCGTTATAAGCAATTAAGACCCGCAATTTTCGCAAGCGTAATCATCATTTGACTCATATTGTTCTATTGTTACGCCTTGTAACATTGCTATCTCTTTTTTCAACTCATAGATCTCTGCTTGTACATCACAATCTTCTAACAAGTTTCCTGTTAATTCCGATCTTAACTTATCAATTAAGCCTTTCAATTGTTTTTCTCTAGTTTCCATCTTCGTTATTATTATTTAATTGTTTTTTTATATCATTTCTAAAGTGGCACTTGTTACCTCTTAACTTTGCTCTTTTTAATCTTAGTTCTCGTTTAGAAAACTTAGTACTTTTTACCATGCAATCTCTCTCTTTTCTCATTAAATAAAATTTTAAGTTCTACGTGTTTTTGAAGGTCTATTGAGTAACCTGCTGCGGTGTCTAGTATTCTAATTAAAGCATCTGCTAACTCATCCTCAACAGTATCTTTTATTTCACGTTTAAAGCATGTTTCAAAGTCATAAGTTTCATTTGTCATTAACTCATTATACGCTTCCATATCTGTAAAGTCTCCGCATCTATGAGCTTCTATACATTCACCTAACTCAGATACGATTAACATTAAATCATTTCCAAAATTATGCGGTTTATCCCAAAAACCCTTATCGATCGCATTCTTGTGAATACGTCTTTGTAATTCTCTTAACTCCATTATTACCAAAATTTAATTATAAAATGTATTACTATATACCATAACCATATACCTAGTGCTGGAAGCCCTAAATATATAAATATCATTGCTAACTTTTCCATTTGATTATATTTACATTTACTTTTATACGCCCTGTTTTTAAATCTGCTATCTTCTTAAATGCTTTCTCGCTTAGATCTATTACATGATTTGGCATTGCTCCTTTATCATTGATCTTAACTACTACGCTTTTACCATTGTCTTTATTTGTAACTTTAATTACAGCTCCTAAAGGCAATTTATTAGATGCTGCGGTTAATTTATTCTTGTCAAATATTTCACCGCTTTTAGTATAGTTTCCATGAAAACTGCCACCATACCAAGTACATTCATAGAATGAAGTGAGACAAAAGAAACACATTGCTATTATTATCGTTTTCATACGTTTTTATTTGCTAATTGTCTAATATAATCATAGTAAAACTCAATTGCTATTTTACAACGTTCTTCAATTTGTTTTTCTATTTCTAAATCTCTTTCGATTGATAGCATTGTTACTCGTGCAAATGGGTCTATATGATCTACTTCATGCAATAACTTATTTTCATACATTGTAAGACCTTCCGGAGTTGAAACCATACAATAACATACACTTGCTTTACTTCTGCCATATAACATCATGTAACCTCTTAACTGCATTTCGTAGTCTTTGATGTTTATATCACTTGTTAAGGCTGGAAATGTTTCTAATGACCAACTAGATTTAATATCTATTATCTCATCGTTCACCTCATCGTTGACATCACATTCTCCTGTTAGGAAATCATTTTCTAATCTAACTGTATTCTTTTTGTAGTTGGCCAATTTAACAGCATTTAAAAGCTCTATTGACTTATCTTCTACTTCTATTCCTTTCTCGACGTATTTGTTTGTTATTTGGGAGTTATATCCGTAAAAGTCCTCTTTTGCTATCTTAATCATTTCTGACTTTGCTGTTTCAGATAAGACTTCCCCCTTTGTACGGGGGTTAGTCATTATTTTAGGAAGAGAACTGCATCTGATTTTCATAGTAATATTTATTAAGTTCGTAATAATATTGATCGTAATCTATATCGTACTCCATCATTTTAATACTTCGTTTAATTCTAACTCCTGTTGTGCTGTAAGTGTGAAAGTTTCTTTTAACTTCTTTACTATCTCAACTTCACCATTGATAATTCTTTCAAGTGCTTGTGAAAAACCTTTATCATTTAATGCTGGTTTAACCTTAGTGATATTTTGACTTGCTGTATTACCATCGTCATCCGTTACTTCCAAAGATAAAGCACTTTGTAAACTATACCTGCGATAGTAAGTTATTTGACTACCTCTTTGTTGGGGGTTAAGGTTACCATCTAATTCAATTATAGACTCAATCTTTTCTCCTGTTTCAACGTCAATGATCTGAGTGATTACTTTGTTGTTAATGATAGGTTGTAATAATAACAAACCATTTTCTAAAAGAACAGGCTCAACAACTTCTAACAGCGCATTAATATCAGCGTAAGTGTTTTTGAAGTGTCCGTTCTTCATTGTCTTCTTTACTTTGCCAATATTACGTTTGGCATTCAGTAACTTTTCATAAATTTTCATTTTCATTAATTTTAAATTATATTGACCTAACAAATTCTTTCAATTGGTAATCTGAAGAAACCTTTTTGATTTTATTTCTTGTTGTTTTCTTCCACACACGAGTTTTCACTCCGTTACCTTCTATTATCCAACAGTCATTTTCATACTCACAAGTATCTTCACTTATTACGAAGGCTTCAAATCCATTAGAATCTCTGTAAATCATTTTACTTAGATCACGAGTATTAACAACTGGTTTGTAAATCTCGTTTGCTGTTGTCCATTTATCACTTTTCATTTTCATTAATTTTAAATTATACACAAATATAATACTTATTTTTTAATTATAAGTTATCTTTTAAAGATTTTTTTAAAACTTTTACTTTCTCTTTATAGATTTCAATAATATCTTTTATGTCTGGAATAGTAAAATTTCTGTTTATGTGCGCTATGCTTTCAATGTACTCAACTCTTTCGACTCCTATCTTTTTTACAAGTCTTTCACGATACTCACTAGGATTACCTGATAAGTGAGTGTTGCATTTAACACAAGACACCCAAACATTATCTTCATTAAACCTAACATTTTGACAAGTCCCAGCAGGTTTATAATGTGAAGCGTGTACTATTTCATCTTTTGAAAAAACTTTATCACAACTTATGCAAGGCTTACCTTTATCTCTTAACCTTATGAAGTGATTAAAATGACCTTGTGCAATCTTTACCCACTCACTTAAAGTCATTAGGTTTTCTTTGCGTTGTTTTTTTTCTTTATTCCACTCTTTTTGTTCTTCTTTTTTTCTCTTTTCTTCTGCATACAATTGTGCGCAATGGTGGTTACATACGACTTGAGTAGTTTTGAAAGGATAAAAAAGAGTTTCGCAGTATCTACACTTCTTTTGTTTTATGTTTCTGTTTGTGTTCATCACAAGGTAAATTATTAATCAATAGTATCATAATATCTCTTTCTTCTTTAGTTATTATTCTAGTTGGTATTGCTACAATGCTTTCATCGTTTTTATGAATGCTTACAACCATACTTTCTTTTAATTGCTTTTTAAATTTTTTCTTCATCACAATCTATATTATTTTCTAGTAAAATATTGTCCAAATACCGAAGCAAGTAACTTAAATCTTTATGTTCTAATTTACCTATACTCTCTATTTGTAGTCTCTTTTTAACTTCAATCTTTGTTGTGCCTTTTGGTAAAGAATAAAGTTCGTCTATAAGCCTTAAAAGCACGTAAATTTTTTTAATCATTTTTTATCATTTCCCTTACTTCTTTTTCTAGTTTATGCTTTCTAGTCTTATATCTTACACCTCTTAATTCTTCATTGTCTTGCTGTAAACGTTGTCTAATCCTTCTTATACTTTCGAAGTGGGTAACGTGACCGTAATAAATATCTTCAAAATATATTGCAGTTGAAAACCCGTCAAATTTATCCCAATACCTTGCAACTAGGCGGAGATCACAGTCTCTCGTCTCTGGAAAGTTTCTAAGTAAATAAATTACATTCTCTTTAATCTCACTTGTTATCATAACTTTTAGTTTTAAATTTCTACAAATATAACTTTTATTTTTAATATAAGTTACTTTCTTGTAACTTTTTTATTTCATTTTCTAAATAGTGTATCTGTTTCTCTAAATTTTCCCTCAAATTAATTAACTCTTTGTTTTCTTTTTTAAGGCTTTCATTCTCTACTAATTTAGAGTGATACATTTTTACTAGTTCTTTATCAAAATGGTGCATCAAAATTTGTGTTAGGTGTTAAACTAAATGTTATTTCTTCTTGTTTCGCTTCTTTAACTCGGTTTAATATCCAGTCAATTTCATCAAATGGACTTTTTCCACCAATATAATATCTATTTGTTTTCCTTAAAAAGTTAATATTAATTATGTCTTGTGGCGTTCCTGTTAATTTTTGCTTTTTAATTTTTTGAGAACCGAAAACTACTTCTGTATCTGAGAAATCTAAGGCTCTATTTGGTCGCCAAACAAAGTTTACATTATCTGCTTTGTCGGAAAATGTACCGCCTCCTTTGATTCTGTTTAAATCTGGTCTTACATACCTTCCGTTAGTGTCTTTTTGTGGTGTTAATTGGTGAGCAACTAAATGAATACCTATGTCATTTTGTAAAGCAAAGCGTTTTAATTCACTCATAAACCTTGAAATATACAAGTCCTCACGTTCACCCATTTTCATTTTATGCTCAACAGTATTATATGGGTCAATTATCAAATGTCTAATACCTTTTTTCCTTACTAGATATTTTGCTTTATCTAAGATAGTTTCAAACTCAAAATCTTTTGAAGGGTAAATTAAAAAGAAGTGTTCAGATATAAAATCAATGCTTTGTAAATATTCTGTTTCACCCATTTGATTATGTTTGTAATGTGGGTCGGTTGATTTACCTACAAATGTTTCAATCATATCATCAAAAAAATCTCCTATTGGAATATTCTCTGGAGAAAAGAATGCAAATTTTTCGCTATCATGAAAAGCACGTAATAAACACAAACTTTGTAAAAATAAAGATTTACCTTCATTTTGGTAACCTGTCCAAATTGTAACCTCTCCTGTTCTCCATGTCCATGCCTTATCAATATCTTCCCAGTGTGTGGTTTGACCTCTTTTTTTTCCATTACGAAAACTATCTAACATTAACAACTTTTCGTTTTCTGCTGTAAAGATTCCATCAATTGGTATCTCTTTTGCGTTTTTAATGACTTCTGACAAACTTAATTTGTTATATTTAATCAAATACTCATTTGCATCTTTACAATCGCTTAAATCAACCGAAAAGCATCTTTCTGCTCCTAATCTTCTTATTAGTTCATCTTTTAATCTTCTTCCGTTCGCATCATTATCAGTTGCTAAATATATTTTTTCAGCATTATCAAACATTTCATAGCACGTAGTAATACATTCTAATTTCTTATCAATGTTTTTGTCATTCTCATTCGGTGCGCCTTGATTAACTGAGGTTACATTTGTATAACCAGCTTCTTCAAAAGCCATACAATCAAACTCACCCTCACAAATAATGATTTCTTTTTGACCATTACAACGATCATAATTAAACATTATCGGTTCTGCATCTTTACCCTGTCTAAAATCTTTTTTATCTAAAAATCTTTGTTTGTAGTTTATTAATTCACCATTTCTCAAATAAGGGAATATTACGCTTTGTCCATCTTTTGACATTGCTATTTTATTTTCCATTACTACTCTTTGAGAGATTCCTCTTTGAGTAAATAATTCAAGTGCTTTATCTGAAAGTTTAGTAAAGTTTTGTTTTGTTGGTTTTACATACATAGGTTTAAAATCTTTTGGTTTCACACATCCACTCCAGCCACATTTATGACAATTATACAATCCGCTATCTAAGTTTATTGAAAGGCAAGTATCTTTTATGTTTGTTTTGCCTACCTTAACACAATTAGGACAAGTTACTTTTTGCTCTAATCTGTTTCCTTTTGGTTGTATTCCTATTTCTAAAAAATTATTTACCATTACTCATCATTTTTTGATATTCAAGTTCTGCTCTTTCTTCAAAACTTAAATTAGGTTTATTCTGAATTGATTCTATACTCGTTCCTTGATATTTTGTTTCACCTAAATATGGAATTGTATTTAATAAAGTAGATTTCCAATTTTTAATCTCTTGAAGTTTATTACCATTTTGTTTTTTCCATCCATTAAGCTTCCATGCTTCATATTTAAATTTTACTTTCTCAGTATCTACATTTGGTTTAGTTGCCAAAGCATATGCGAGAAATTCATCAAAGGCAGGTATAGTATTCTTTTCTTCTTTTTCTTCTTTACTTTCTTTAATTGGTGTCGTTTGCGTTTCGTTTGCGTTTCGTTTGTGTTTCGTTTGTGTTTCATCTGCGTTTCGTTCACCTTGATAACTTTCGTAATTACAAATAGTTATCCGTGTCGTTACCTGTTCCGATTTTAGTTCAATCATTGAATCACTTTCGAGCAACTTTAGAAAACGTCTTACCTTAGATTTATTGCCTCCCCAACGATTAGAAAGTGACTCTAAACTATACAATAATTCACCTCTTTTACATGTAAGTAAAACGCCTTTTATCTCAACTTTATTTTCAGAATAATTTGCCAATATAAGCAAATCAATCCAGCATTTAAACTTCCATTCATCTTTGAATATCCAATGCTTTACAATATCTCTATTGAGTTTAATCCAACCTATGTTCATTTTACTTTATTTTAGCTTGAACATGTAGTAATACACCTATTAATCGATGTAATTCTTTTTTATCTAATATTATCGGAACCTCCCATCTTTTATGCATGTTTTCAACTCCAATCATAACTCCTTTTAGTTGATTTTCATTTTCCATCTCTGAAATAAAAACCTTACCACTTACACATTTTATGTAATGTGTAATTTCTTCTTTTAATTCTTCTGTGTACATTTTAATTTAATTTAAGTTAATTTTTAATAAATAAAAAAGCCCCTTAAACTTTCACGGATCTCACTTCGCTACTCATTTAAAGGGCTTCAATTTCTTTAAGTTCTATAATGTGAGATCGAACTATTTTACAAATATAACCTTTTTATTTTAATTGGCAACTATTATTTACAAATATATCTTTGAACATCCACGCTATCATTATAATATTCAATGATATTTCCATTAGCACAAAAATCTTTTTGTTTAGGGTACGTTTTTACTGTTCTCCAATAAAATTGTTCGTTTACATCTTTTACAGGATCATAAGTACCTCCATTTATATTCATTTTTTGTTCCCATGTTAAAACACAATCACAAACTTTGTTTTCTTGTTCTTTTTCGCAACTAAATAAAGTTGCTAATCCTAATACTAATACTAATTTTTTCATTTCTTTAAATTTCAAATGTGCGTTACCAAGTCGCACCCCTTGTTTTATTATTTGTTTAAAAAATTTAAATACGCTTTACACGCTTCAAAAACAGCTTGAATCTGTTTAAATTCTTGTGTATCTCTTTCTGTTTTATAAGTTTCGTCACTTTTAAAAAAAGACTCCCACCCTTCAATTGTATTTTTTTTACAACCTATTTTTATATCATTATTTACAATTGAATAAGCCCATCTGCAAAAAATAGGCAAATCAGCACCACTCAAATCAGCATAACTCAAATCAGCACCACTCAAATCAGCATAACTCAAATTAGCACCACTCAAATCAGCACCAATCAAATCAGCATAACTCAAATTAGCATAACTCAAATTAGTACCTCTCAAATTAATACCTCTCAAATTAGTACCTCTCAAATCAGCACCACTCAAATCAGCATAACTCAAATCAGCATCACTCAAATCAGCATAACTCAAATTAGCACCACTCAAATCAGCACCTTCTTGAATAGCTTTAAATAAAGTTTCTTTAATAGTATTGTTTTCTTTTGAGTATTCAAAAATAACACTACCTCTAAATCTGTTTTTAATTTCAATCTTAATCATTTTCTTTTCGTTTTTTAATTATAGAACAAATATAAGACAAAGAAACTTATAAAACAAATAAAGGTTATACTTTTTAATTATTTTCTAATATTTCATTAATATATTCTCTTAGTTTAGTGTTGTCATCCCTTAGTTCTTCTAGTAGATCTATAATTAACACTCGGTCATAATTATTCATCTCTACGTTTTCAATCATTTCAATAGCCTGATTAATTGAGTCGCACGTGTAAGGTATTGGTGATCTATCTATTTTTTTCATTTCTTAAATTTTGCTAGTTTATCATCAAAGAATAAAAGCATTTCTTCTTCAGTAGCTAAATTATGAACTTCGAATTTATTAATCTCAAAATTAAACCAAACCGTCGCTTTATTTTTGCGTGTGTTATCTAATATACACTCATCACAATTAATCATCATTCCTAAGTACTTTTTAACTTGATACTTTCGTTTACTAGGTGTGAAGTCAGATAGTGGTTTTTCAATCTGACACGTAAAGCATTTGCGACTATTCTCCATTTCTTTGACTAATTAATTTTTCAATGTAAAGAGATGCATCCATTAACTCCTCCTGTAAATGCAAAAGAAAGTCATCTGCGTTGTTTTCTTCAAGTGTTGTACCATACTTATCAATCCCTACTTTTGAACGTCTTAAATACTTTGCTACTACACTTTCAACAATAGCATCTTTTTTCTGCATTTCAAAGTGATCGTTATTTTCATTAAACCAAAGTTTATTTCCGAAATTATCTACTATTGAAAAGGTGTTCATTGACCAGCTTAAATCACATATTTTATAAGTTGCACCTATAATTAAAGCGTTACTACCTCCATTGGGGTGACCAGCTCCATAAACATACTGCTTAATTGCTTTTACTTTATCTCCAATTTGTACTGTTATTTTATCTTTCATGATATACTTTTTATATTTATTCTTTCTACTACTTTTCTTAATTTGTCAGTCGAATATTGATAGGACTGAATTTGTTTATCTGTTAGTTTGTCGGTGCTATTCTCAGCTAAATCTGAAACAACGTTATAAAACTTTTCAAATAGTTCCTTATTATTTTTCTTGAAGAGGTTGTTATCTTCTAGCTCCTCGATAGTTTCCAAAATTACCTGTGATAAGCAAATCACTTGGTACATAATACTGAGTTGATCTTTCATTTTCGATAAGTTTTAATAAAATCATTAAATGCTTGTGTCAAATCACATCTATCAACATGCCATCTGTCTTGGTAGCCTTGCATGTAGGCCTGTTTCATTTGCTCTTCAAAAAGCTCTTGTAAATTCTTAAAATCGTTCTCAAAACGTTCTAAATCTTCTTTGTCAAAATGTTGTTTAACATCATTAAACATATTTTTAACCATGTATGTTACTGATTCAATCATAATTCAAATGCTTTTAGTGAATGTTTAAAACTACCATTTTCTTTTAATTTGTCTAACATGAGTTGTGCTACTTCACGAGTTTCTTGTTGTGCATCTGATTTTAATCTTAATTTGAACAAATGAATGAATGATAAAAGGCTACCTGTCCAAATGAATTGTGTATTTAAGTTTAAAGGAAGTATGGTTCTTGCTTGTTCTTTGCTAACCCCTAAATCAATTAAATCTTTGTATGCTTTTTTACAAGTTTCTACGACTTTATGTTCGATTATATTGCATTCCTCTTGACCATATAAGTCTAATGGCTCTGCACTACCTTGTTTACTATCTGTACTTTGAGTTCTCCATTCGTTTACCAAAGTATAAGTATCAGAAAAATCTACATATCTACCTGATATACTATTTGCGCTCATTCCAACTTGGTGTTTAAAAAGTTGCCTTTCTACATAGATTGGGCACTCTATTCTGAACTGAATTTGTGGGTGTCTAAAAGGGCTTGTATGCTTATGTTTTACTAAATAGTTTATCAACTTAGTATTTTGTTCTTCTGTGTAATTGTCTGATTTCTTGTTATAACTAACTCGTGCAACATCTACAATCGTTTGGTCATTACCAAAAATGCTAATTAACTCGACTTTCATATTATCTCATATTAAATATTACTTTTTCACTTTCACTCAACTCATCATAGGTTGGTATCTGATATCCGTTGATTAAAAACTCCTCCGTATAATACGCTTCATCTCTATATCCTAATTTACCTCTTGAAACAGGCTTTTGAATCTCATCGAATAATAGATGTAAACTTGAAACACTTACTTTCTCTAACTTGATAATTTGATACAAAGTTTTTCCCCTACTTATTAGGTTGTATATTCTATTTTGTACCTCAATTGGCAAGTTTTGGAAATGCTTAGTGTGGTATTTCTTTTTAGTTTTCATACCTTCCAGTAATAGGATTAAAACCTGTGTAGTCGATCGTTTCGTAGTTACGTACTTTTTCTCGTCTCTCACGAACTTTATTTCTTTTCTCGGACATTTCCTCCATTTTAGTAAGAAGTACCTTTACAACGTATAAAAACGCTATCATTACACCTAAATAAATTACTTTTTCCATGACACCTTGTTGTTTTGTTTAGTTGGATAAATTTTTTCGCTTATTAGAGTGTCAAATAATAATTCTAACTCCTTGTTAACTTCCCTAGAATTTAGCTTCAGAACGTTCTTATAACATATTCCGATTACCTCCTGTATTCTTTTAGCTTAAATCGGTTTGCTTTAAGTCGCTTTATTGCTATTACCTTCATTTGAGTAAACTCTAAAGTGTTGGGTACATCTTTTGAAAAGTAATCTTTATAAATTTGCATTAGTTTTTTATCTCGCATATTTTTTATATTTTTAATTACCTTACAAAGATATATAAAAATACCTAACTACAAAATAAAAGTTATATTTTCTAAGAATATTTTAATATTTGATTTACTTATTAAGTAGATAAAACTCAAGAAGTCGATCATAATAAGGAAGATATCTACGATTTCCCGACTGAGCTTTTAAATAGGAGATATTTAAATCAATGAATTTTTGAGGGTCTGAGATTCGACCGTGTGAAAGATTAAGGTTTTTAAACTCTTTTATCTCTTTTAATTTGGCTTCTAAGATGTCTAGTTTCATACAATAAAAAAAGCCTAGAATTAACTAGGCTAATCGTTTAATTTAAAATTAGAAAAGAATGAACATTCAAATATAGTTATATTTTTGGATATACAATATTATCAACACGAATAATATCACCACTATCAACTTTTTTCTTTAATTGTTGCCATGTATAGCCAAATGCTTTTTGAAAGTGAGGATAATCTTTGAATGTTTTCCAATCACCACCATGTTCGTAACCTTTACTTTTAAAATACGATACAACGGTTTTAAAATATTCCGAATTAATATCCCAATCAATAGACTCAAAAGTTCCGTTATTGTCTTTATCTCGCAAAATAACGATGTCAAAAGCTAGCCCATAGTTGTGAATTGACTGACCACCACGAGCATTGGTTACTTTTGGGCGTTGCTTAAATAAAGCGTCTTGTTCTTTGTTACTTCTATATACGTATGCAAAGCGTAATCTAACACCTTTCGGTAAAAGATTATTGCATTCGATATAATATTGCTCTAATTCCTGTCTAATATTAGGATGAGCTAATTTAATTCGATCAATCGTTAGTTTGTCCATCTTCTACCTTTTGAGCATTATAAACTGCAACTGCCCCAAGCTTAACAGATAGTACTTCTAATCCTATTTTAATTAAAGGTCGGTTATCTACTAAACCACTTTCAGCTACCGCCAAAGAAACAGCACCTAATACAGTAACGACTTGGCCAATTACTTTATTTTTTCTGGGAGTTTTTCCTTTTATTTTTTCTAAAAATTTCATACTTATTATTGTGTTAAAATTTTACCTATTTCGTTTGTCTCTCTTTTGAATTTGTTATAATCAAAATCTAAATCATTATACTGTTTTACGTAATCTAAACCTATATAAGCAACGAAATAACCATCTTTAAAATAAGGTGTAACAATTAAACTCTTAATTCCTTGTTTTAATAATGCTATTCGTGTAGATGTTTCTTGCATACAATTAACGTCTTTATACCTTAACTTATCTAACATGACTTCTTGTAAAAACACAGGGAATAAACTAACAGGCAATTTTTGAAGGTTTATTGATTCGTAACTTATACCATTTGCACAAACTTCAAAACTCATAGAAGTATGATTTCGGTGAGTTCCATCGTAGTACATCACATTATTAGAGAATTGAAATATATATGCCCTATCTGCTTTATATTTAACCATTAAATCATTTAAAGATTCTTGAATTAAAACATTATTATTAATATCTTTCTTTACTTCATCGGGCTTTTTAACCTTTGTTTCAACTAATTCCGTTATTAGTGGCTTGTAATAAAAGAGTACAAACACCACAAACAAAATCAAAATTACCGTAGTTTTCATTTTACGTATAATTTCTAATAAATTTCTAATCTCGTTCATGGTGCGAATTTAATAATTAATTTAGATTTGGCATTGTTATGTTAAATTCTATAGGTTGCCCTAATACTTGCTCTAAATCTTGTACGTATTGAATGTACCAAAAACCATCTAATTGAGAATAATTGTAATTAACCCAATATAAAGTGTCTCCTTGTGGGTTTGGTAATCCTTTATAAGTTGCACATAATTGACGAGCATTTATTGCTTCCTGTTCCGTTGTATATTTATATCCTAACATTAGTAAATAGTATAATAAGTGTTAATATTATTTGAAATACCTGTATTATCACTAAGCTTTGATGTATTCCCATAAACAATAAGCTCAGAGAAACCTGAACCATTAGGCATATATGTTGTATCAGCAGGAGCTCTTCTAAATATAACAATACCTGTACTGTTATTTGTATCATGTGTATAATTGCTTACTAAATTAGCACCATTCTCATATACAGTAACACCTGATGAATTTTCGTGTATATTTATTAAATTATAACCATTTGGTAATGGGTATGCATTAATATTACTTAAAGAATCATAGTATCTATGGTAACCAACTCCCTCCCTTGATAAAAAATGTTGATTATATGCTATAGTATAACCTGACATCATCGCAAAATTCCCTCTAGTTACAACCATTTTCACAGTAGCAAAAATAGAGTTAGTTGTACCATTTAATGGTAATGTATCATTAAACATAAACGAATAAAAATCAGTTATTAATACTGGTTTTCCATTTTGAGAATTTATAACACCTGATAAAATAATACTTGGTTGATTTGATGATGTATTTTGGATTAAATTATATCCATTTCCGCTTTGATCGTACCAAATTGAAACATAACCTGAATTAGATCCAACAAATGAAAGCAAAGAAGTTGTATCTAACTCATTATTTAAAAAACCAATATCTAAAGATGTGTTGTCAGATGATCTTCTAACTCTAATACAATTACCAGTATATGCTGTTCTTAATTTTCTTAGAGAATATGCACCAGTTGCACCTGTATATGTATCTAGTAATCCAACAAATGGTGCTACTCCTTTACCTGCTATTATTCCGTTAATTCCTAGTATCATATCTTATGCTGTTAAATCTCCTGCTACGTAAAACTCTGTACTACTAATTGCTATAATCGTAACTAACGAATATTGCGCAGAAGTTTTTAACTTACCTCCGCTACTTCTTAAAGTTACACCTGCACCTGCTGTTATAGTCGTTTGACCTGCTCCGTATTGGCTTATTAAAATCTGATTTCCTGCTGAGAATAAACTAGCGTTAATCGTTAAAGTGTTAGCACTCGCAACGTTCATTTCAATCAATTTACCGTTATCGTTAGCTACTAGCGTGTAAGATGCTGTTTTTCTATCTAACGTAATGTTTTTAGTTGCGTAACCACTTAAATCTTGGTCTCCTGTATTCGTTCCGCTAGTGTTACCTATTACAGTTAATTGAGAATCTGTAACAAATCTTTTATTAGAACTATCTGTAATATTAGCAGTTGTTGTAGTGTCAATATTAACTACATTTGAAAGCCCTACATCACTTTTAGTAACGTTGTGAGGGTTACCACTAGTTAATTGTGAATGGTCGTAAGCAATTTTCCCCCTATCACCTCTATATGCACTTGCAGAAGTTTCACCTAACGCTAAAGAAGGACTAATCTCTACGTATGTAGAACCACTCCATCTATAAGTTAAATTAGTATCTAAAGCTATGTATATTTTTCCACTTTCACCAGTAACAGGAAAACCAGCTAAATTCGCATATTCTTCAACATCATCTACATATGAAGGTAATTGAGCCGAAGGTACTTTGCCGTTAGAATCTAACTCTGCAAGTCCATTATTCGCACCTTTTAAATCTGTTGTTAAAAAAGTTCCAAATAAGTTAGTGCCACCTCTTAAAATCTTATAAATTATTTTAGTAGGGTTTTGATTAACCATAGTCGCTACAATAACATTGTCTTGACCTGTTACATAAGGCAAAGAATCTGCACTTTTTATAAATTCACTAGAAAATGTTGGCTCTACACTATCGTTATGTAACATTATTGAGGTAGTGTTAACTATATTAATCCCTAACCATACCGAAATATTACCTGTTAAAGCAGCTAAGGCACCTCCAATTCCTGTCGTAGCGTGTACGTGTTTAGCATCAAAGCGAAATGCTGTAGAATCTGTTTGAGGACTATACAAACTTTCTTTACTGTCCAAAGCCGTTTGTGTAGCTGTTGAAATTGGTTTATTTAAATCACTTGTATTATCTACCAAATCAAGTCCTAAATCAGCTTTATTTACATAAATATTAACTGTATTTGCCATAATTAATTATCTAAGGTTATTATTGTTATATCTTCTTTATAATTCGTGTTTACATATACTTCAAAAATCATATCTTCTAATTCGTAAGTACTTCCACTAGCAACCGATACGCTAAATGTACCGTTTGAGTTTACGATTAAAACAGGGTCACAACTAGGACTTCCAGAACCTCCAAAATCGTACCCGTTTAAAGGTAGTTCACAAATACCGTTAGTATCTCTAAGCTCTATAGTTACGTTCATCACATGACCAGCAACCTCATCTTTACCACGTTCAACGAATGAAGTTACGTTGCCTTGAGTTACACGTCCTAAAACTTGCCACCTTTGAGACTTCTTCATTACGTTAAAAATATCTCTGCAAATTTGAAGTGTATCAGATTTCGTTTCTATTAGATTAGAATTATCTTTATATACTTTATCAGCAACTATGATGAATAATTGAACGCTAGTATTAGATACGTTTATAGAACCATTGTTATAATCACAAACTAGTAAAGGGTATTCCAAAGATCTATTTTGCAAAGCCAAATTAAACTCACCAAAGTAATATGAGTTCAATTGATAGTGTGCTTCTTGAATAGCTTTAAGCTCCTCCGAAAGTTGGTTAATACTCGTTATCATGCAAAATTGATATTTGTATCTGAAAAACCTCGATCTGGATTGATTTGGTTAAGATCGTCACAAGGGTAAAGATAATCGTAATAAGAAGTATAC